GTTCAAAGAAAACTTAGGAATCTAAAAGGATTACTCTCCCAACTTGATTCCTTTATTAATAGAGGAGGAACAATACAAGAAATAAACCAGAAGCAAACTGAAGTAAAGGATTTACTGGGAGAAATTGATAGACTAATTGATAGAGAATAATATGGATTTAACAGCAGAACAAATAAAAGAAAATTGGGAAACCTTAATGAATTATATCGAAGGTTATATTTCATCTCCCAGAAAAGAAAAATTACTTGAATTTTATTCAAAGTATGAGGATCGTTTAATTCTAGCCCCGGCCGCACATAAAAAGGAATATCATAATGCATTTCCAGGAGGATATGTAGAGCATGTAAATAGAGTTATTCGTTGTGCATTAAAACAATATGAATTATGGAAAGAGGAAGGAGCCTATACTGATACCTTCACTCTAGAGGAATTAGTATTTTCAGCATTAAATCATGATTTAGGAAAAATGGGAGATGAAGAACATGACGCATATATTCCTCAGACAGATAATTGGAGAAAAGAAAAATTAGGAGAAGATTATATGTTTAATCAACAAGTCCCTTTTGCTTCAGTTCCTGATAGAGGATTATTTATGCTTCAATCTCATGGGATCCAATATACATTTAATGAAATGATAGCTATCCAAACCCATGATGGGTTATATGATCCAGCAAATGAAAAATACCTAAAAACATTTATGCCAGAACAAAAACCTAGAACATCTTTACCTTTTATATTACATCAAGCTGATTTAATGGCTGCCCGAATTGAATTTGAAAGAGAATGGTTACCAAAATTATCTAAGCCAAAAGAGCCTAAAAATAATAATTTCAAACTTAATAACACACCTTCTTCTCCTAAAACAAATTTAAAACAAAAAGCTTTAAAATCAGTAGGGAATATTAATATGGACAAATTATTTAATGAATTATGATTTACTTAATATTATTTATTACTTTTCTAGTATTAACCATTTTATTAGGATTTACATCCTGGAACCTGCTTAGAAAAAACGAAAAACAAGAAGATATACTTTCAGGATATTTTGAATACTTAGATAAAATATCTAAAATAATTGAACTTTCAGATAAAAAACTTAAACAAGTAGATAGATCTGGTGCATTTGCCAATGATGATGAAGTTGGAGAAATATTTAAATCAATTAAATCAATTCAAGATATATTGAATGATTTCCAAATTAAAAATTTAAAATAATGGCATCCAGATATAAAAATTCAAAAAAAAATTATTTCACGCAAGATACAGAAGATGCTATTATAGAATATAATAATACTCAAGATTATAATCAAAAAAGCAGAATATATGGATCCCGCATTCATAATGCTTTTTTTAAATTAACTCAAAATATTATTCATACATTTAAATTTTATCATACGGAAGTAGAAGATTTAGAACATTTACAACATGAAATCATAATATTTCTTTTAAGTAAAATTCATTTATATAACCATGCTCAAAATATTCAAGATAGATTAACTAAAATAATTGTAAAAGAATTTAAAGAGGAATATAATGGGGATTTTGTAGAATATGTAAATAATGCTACTAAAATTACTCAACAGCAGATTAATGATTTTATTTTATTGCTTGAACCTCAATTATCAAAAGAATGTTTTCAAAAACTTACTAAACTTACCGTACCAAAAGCGTATTCATACTTTGGTACTATTACTAAAAGATGGTTAATAACTTATAATGAAAAAAATTATAAAAACAAAATCTATAACCAACCAATTGATGATTTTCCCACTCATGAACTATTTTCATATGATATAGAATCCCCAGATTACTCAACGAAAAATTATCTTTATGAATATTTTGATTATTTTATTGATTATGTAGAAAATAATTTTGATAATTTATATAAAAAAGATGATGATAAAAAAATAGCAGATGCTGTTTTAGAAATATTAAGAAAAAGAGAAAATATAGATATTTTTCATAAAAAAGCCGTTTATGAAGAAATAAGAGAAATATTATATATTAGTGGTTTAACCAAAATAAAATCTCCTAAAATCACCAAGGTAATCAAAAATTTACATAACATATTTGAAGAAAATTATATTAAATATGTTAATACAGATGAAACCCCCTTTATAGACATTGATTAGTCTAATATTTATCATATATAAAACATAATAAATATGAGTAATTTAAATAAAAAAATATTCAAAGATAAAACCTACTCAGATCTTTTTCAAGAAATATATGATAATCAAAAAAAGAAAGAAAAACAAATAACAGCTTTAATTAATGAATTAAAACCATTAATAAATGATATTTCTGATGCTACTATGTTAGTTCCATTGATTAAAGAATATATGGAGTTAGGTATAAAAAATGATGATGTTTTAATAAAAATGGCTACCATTTTCCAAAGATTAGTATCTGCTACTGCATCACCAGAAGGTGGAGATTATGGTTTAAGTCAAGAAGAAAAAGAACAATTATTAGCAGAGGTTAAAAAAATAGGTTTACCATCAGGAGAAGAAAATAATGATAAATAAAAAAGGATTATCATCAAATACAAAAACTTCAACAAGTTCTGTTCCTGTTTCTCCTATAGATAATAATTATATAAAAATAGGAAGAGTAGTTGATGTTATATTAACTCCTGATTTCCCTGATATTAATAATTATGGAGGAGTAAATGCTATTGGAAGTATATTCTTTAAAGATTATGGATTTGTATCTTCAAATATTAGTATTGCTAAACCATTTTTTCCACATCAATCTAACCCCCCATTAGTAAATGAATTAGTTTTACTCTTTTATTTACCTAATACACAAATTGGTTCAAACTCAACCGAAAAAACTTATTATTATATTAATAATATTAATATTTGGAATAGTCCACATCATAAAGCATATCCTGATATTAATTAAGTAAATACGCCTAAATCTAATCAAAAATCATATCAAGAAACTTCGTTAGGTTCTCCTAATGTTATACCTGATGAAGAATTTGAAATAAATTTAAATAGTCCTTCTAATCCAACACAAAATACTTTTATTGAAAAAGCCAACATAAAACCACTTATTCCATTTGCAGGTGACAATATATATCAAGGAAGATTTGGTAATAGTATTAGATTAGGTAATACAGCAAATAATGAATTTAATAATTGGTCAACAGCAGGAGAAAATGGAGATCCAATAACAATATTGAGAAACGGACAAGATCCTGATTTAGAACCAGTAGGTTTTCCTCCAATAACTGAAGATATAAATAAAGACCAATCATCAATTTATTTAACTTCAACCCAAAAATTACCATTAGAATTAGCAAATAATAAGTTTGATTCTCATAGTAACCCACCTGAGGAAACAAACCAATATAAATTACCTCAAATTGCATTAAACTCAGATAGGATAGTACTAAATTCTAAAAAAGATCATACTATACTAAGCTCAGTAAAATCAGTTTCATTAACATCCCCATCTATTAATTTAGATTCCAATAATATCTTTATGGATGCTAAAACTATAAAATTAGGAAATAAAAATGCAACTGAAAGTATTGTTAAAGGGGATACATTATATAGGAATTTGAAATTAATGGTTGATACTTTAATAATATTAGTAAACGTTTTAGAAGTTCAACAAGTCTGGCCTGGCGGAGTAGCAGCTCCTGATGGTGCAACTTCATTAACAGCAGCCTCAACAAGGGACGTATTAAATAGTATTTCAAAAGATTTAAAAAATATTTTATCTACAGTTTGTAAAACAGCTTAATGGCAGAAGAATTAAAATATAAGATAACAGGAACTGTATTTGATAGAGAAAATAATTTAGATCCTCTATCTGAGGCTCAAATATTTCATCCTAATGGAACTGAATTAACTAATAATAAAGGGAAATTTAAAATTGAAGGTAATTATGTTAGTGGAAGTATATTTGAAGTAACAGTGTTAAAGGAAGGATATGCTCCTCAAACTATTACTCCATTTTCACAAAATAAAACCCTAAAAACAAATATTGGTCCTATTGTTTTAAATACTATAAAAGAAGCTTTAAAAGAAGCAACCCAAGAAGAATTAAAACTTCCTCAAGCTCAAGTTAATTTATTAATTGCATCCAAATCTAATTTTGAAACAGCTCAACAAAAAGCTTTAAATAATATAGTTACCCAAATAAAAACTATTTTGATGCCATTAATTTTAACTCAAATAGCAAAATTTGGGATAACTAATTTAGCAGGAAAAAGTTTAGATAAATTAAAAGAATTACCCAATACTTGCCCTACCCCAGAAGAATTAAAAATAATAATTGATAAAAAAAATAGATTAGTAAAACAACTAAATAATATATACGAGTTTTTAAAATCAATTAAAATAGGAGTAGGAATATTAGATAAAACTATAACAGCCGCTCAAATAGTAATTACAACTTTAAAAAATATCCCTGCCCCCGCACCATCAAATACTTCCTCTATTCTAATAGACATTGAAAATAAATTAAAAAAATATAAAATAATATCAGCTTCTACATTAATAGCATTAACTATTTTAACTGAAATTTTGCAACGTATATTAGGATATTTATCGTTATTAGATAATTTAGTAGAAAAATGTAATCCACCATCAACAACCCAAGAACAGCTTAGTATAGGATTAATACAATTAACTCAAGAAGTTTCCCAAGAAAGTCCTGTAGTAACTAATGTTAATGGATTTGAAATGGGAGTTGAGAGTGAAACTAATACACCTAATGAATTAAAAAGAAGAAGGGCTATAGCAAAAAATAAACAAGGGATTATAATGTTAAGAGGAGAATGGTCATTTAGCTCTAATGATCAAATTTTAATTGATGAACTCGTATTTTATATTGAACAAAATGATTTAAAAGCAGAATAAATTAATATTTATAATTATGAAATTAACAGAACTTAAAAAAGTATTAAAACAAGTAGTAAGAGAAGCAATCCAAGAAGAATTAAAAGATATAATTGTTGAAGCAATTAAATCTCCTAATGGACAACCTATTACAGAAAATAAAATACCAAATTATAGTGAAATAAATTCATCCCCAATGCCTGATTTAAGAAATAAATATTCAGCTATGATGGGGAATATGACAGAAATGAATTTTACCAGCGCTGATATCCAACCAAAATTCACCCCAACCCCAGGATCAGGAGGTGCAACAGGGGCTTTACCACCAGGAGATGTTGGTATGGATCAAATTATGGGATTATTAAATACTAAATAATGGCATTTAATCCGATTCAAATATACCCTATTGATTTTAATAATAGAGCTGCTGTAGGAGTTGATATTCCATTTTCCTCCCCTTCAGTATTTAGACCTAATTATACTACAAAAGACGCTATTAAAAATAATTTAATTAACTATTTTTTAACAAATAGAGGTGAAAGATTTTTAAATCCAACATTTGGAGGAGGATTAAGAGAATTTATTTTTGAACAAATTACAAGTGGAAACTTAGATTTTCTTGAGGAAAGAATTAGTAGTGATTTATCATCATTTTTCCCAAATGTTCAAGTAAACAATTTAGAAATAACAAGTCAAGAAGATAGAAATTCAATTAATATAATTTTAGATTATAATATTATAAGAACAAACATAGAAGATACTCTTGAAATAGAATTTATATAATGGCAACAAACAGAGACGTAAAATATTTAAATAGAGATTTTTCAAATTTTAGATCTAAATTGATTGAATTTGCAAAAACTTATTTTCCTAATTCATATAATGATTTTACTCCTGCTTCTCCAGGTATGATGTTTATTGAAATGTCTGCTTATGTTGGTGATGTAATGGCATTTTATCTTGATAATCAATTACAAGAAACATTTACCCAATTTGCAAGACAAGATAATAATTTATATGAATTAGCATATATGTTTGGTTACAAACCTAAAGTAACAGGAGTAGCCCAAACCACATTGGATTTATATCAACAATTACCCGCAAAATTAGTAGGAGGATCATATGTCCCTGATTATGATTATTCACTAACTATTGGCGAAAATACAACAGTAACCTCACCAGTTACTAGAACAACATCATTTCTTATCCAGGATAAATGTGATTTTTCCAAATCAAGTTCTTTAGATCCTACAGAAATTTCAGTATATCAAGCAGCAGGAAGTATTCCACAATTTTTCCTACTTAAAAAACAAAGAAATGCCATTTCGGCTACAATAAATTCTCAAACATTTACTTTTGGTCAATTCCAACAATTTCCAACAATTGAAATAGAAGCTAAAAATCTAGCAGGAATTTTAGATATAAAAGATAGTGATGGAAATACTTGGTATGAAGTAGATTATTTAGCACAGGAAACAGTTTATGATAGTATTAAAAATACAAACATAAATGATCCAAACTCAACAGAAAATGATACTCCATATCTATTAAAATTAAAAAAAGTACAAAGAAGATTTGCTACTAGATTAACTTCTCCTACTACTTTACAGATACAATTTGGAGCAGGTAATCCAAACAATATAGATGAAGAAATTGTTCCTAATCCTAATAATGTAGGAATAGGATTACCTTTTGAAAAAGATAAACTTACTACTGCATACTCTCCAACCAATTTCTTATTTACAAACACTTATGGGATTGCTCCTACAAACACCACTCTAACAGTAAGATATTTAACTGGAGGTGGAGTAGAAGCAAATGTATCTTCTGATAGTATTTCAAGAATTGAAGATACATCAACTATTAAATTTAATAATAATAATTTAACCCCTTCAACAGCCAATTATATTTTTAATTCAGTAGCAGCAAATAACCCAGTAGCTGCAGAAGGTGGAGAAGATGGAGATACAACAGAAGAAATTAGACAAAATACTTTATCAGCAATTGCTGCCCAACAAAGATCAGTTACTTTAGATGATTATTTAGTTAGAGCATTAAGTATGCCTCCAAGATATGGTATGGTATCTAAAGTATATATAGAAAAACCTAAATTAACTGATGATCAAGTTTCAACTATAGAAACTTTAAATTTGTTTGTTTTAACTAAAGATTCAAACGGTAATTTAACTCAAGCAACAGACGTATTAAAACGTAATTTAAGAACATATCTTTCTCAATATAGAATGATTGGAGATAATATTGAAATTAGAGATGCTTTTGTTATTAATATAGGAATAGATTTTGAAATAATAGTATTACCAAACTATAACAATAATGAAGTTATTTTAAATTGTATTAAATCTCTTCAAGATTTCTTTAAAATAGATAAATGGCAATTAAACCAACCAATTTTATTAAGGGATTTATATGTTAGATTAGATAGAGTAGAAGGTGTTCAAACTGTAAAAAATGTTAAAATAACTAACAAAGCAGGAGTTTCAAAAGGATACTCTCAATACTCATATGATATAGATGGTGCTACTCAAAATCAAGTAATTTATCCATCATTAGATCCAAGTATTTTTGAAGTGAAATTCCCTAATCAAGATATAACAGGGCGCGTCTCCCCTCTTTAATTATATTTATAAAACGTAATGGCTGTATATAAAATTTTCCCATATAAAGACACAACCCTATATTCATTTTATCCTAATATGAATACAGGGATAGATGCTATTAATCAAATATCTAATTTGAATATAGCAGTTAATTCAAATCCTCAAGTTGCAAGATTTTTAATTGAATTTGTTCAAGATGAAATTGAAGATGTTATTGATAATATTATTGGAGATAAACAGTGGGATGTAAATTTAAAATCCTTTATAGCAACAGCCCAAGGGGTTAATGAATCTATTGACATAAATGTATTTCCTATAGCTCAATCATGGAATAACGGAACTGGGGGTTATTTAGATGTTCCTCAAACAACGGATGGAGCAAC